CTTTCCCATCATCCTTGGATTCCTCCTTGGGGGGGTCAAGCAATTTTGGCGAACTCAACACAGCCCTCTGAATTTGATCATCAGGCAATGTGACGCCCATTGAACGGGCGAGACGGTTGAATTCACCCAGGAGTTGCCTCAATCGGGTCTCCTGACCCAGCTGCGCACGAAACGTCAGCGTAGGAATTTGGACTGGAGTTGCGACGAGATACGTGCTCCCAGCAGTGATAGCCCCAGAGCCTCCGCTCGCTGTAATAGAGACGGAACAGTTCGGTCCACCAACTGTGGTTGTTTGCATGAGTCGCCACAATCCATTGACGGTGTTGCCGTTTCCCATATTCGTATCGGTGTAAGCTGATGTGCTTCCACCTCCAACAAACACCGCACAATTGACACTGGCGGTAGAGAAAGACGGCGCTGTAGTACCAGCACTAACCCAGGCTTGGACCAACATCGCTTGAATTTGAGAACTCCAAGTCAATGTTGTGACCGCGCCAGAAGTAGTGACAGATACTTCATTCCCACCCGAATTGGGTTCCTGCACCGGAGAGGCACCCCACGGCAATGAAAGCGTGCCAGTCCCATTGGGGTACCACGCTTGAAAATCAGATGTGATCTCATTGCCTTCAGTAACAGGATTCCAAAAAGTGCAGCGATAGTAGACCACAAGATTTCCCAACGTACTGGGTAGTGATCCAGCTGTCGCCGCTGCTGGCCCTTCGACGATCATGTTCCAAACCGCTTGATTCACAAGACGAACATCTGAACCTGAGTTCACATTCGTGTAGAACCCTTGATCGCCAGACGTGCCTGAGGAGCTTTTTGGCATCACCCAAACGCACTTGTTGAAGTACTCGGCACTCTTCGAGCCAGGTTGTGACAGCAAAGAAATGAAGTTCTGAGCAATCGATGGCCCAAGAACATCAGCGGGGTCCATGTCCCACGCCGCTCGCGCAGAACCATTGACCGTGGTTCCAACACCAGGAATCCACATGATCTTCAAGTCCTCAAAGCGATACTTCTCAAAGAAGCTGCTAAAGGTCTTGAGCCGCTTGCTGCCAAGCGTCAGGGGGTTGATGGTCAAAGATTTCATCAACGTCCCTTGAGCCGCACTCGCTTCCGAACTAGTGATACCAGAGATAAACTCATGGCCCACAAAAGTCACTGCGCCTGGGCGGTTCTTGGCAAATTTGCCTGACGCTTTAGAAAACGCGAATTTCGTGCGAGGGAGCCCTCCAACGAATTGTCGGTTGACTCCTTGCATTGCCCTTGCCATCACTTTCTTCTCAGCTTTGACAACGGCCTTCGCAATTTTCTTTTCAGCCTTAATAACGCGCTTACCGGCCTTGCCAGCCACACGTTTCTTATAGGCTTTTCGCGGAATAGAAGGTAGATTGAACATCTGTCCAACAATGCCACGAGGTGTAGGTTTGTTCGCTTCAGTAGGAAAAATTTTCGATACTTTCTTCGCAAATGGCAGCACGTAGTTTCCTAATGCTGCTAGTTGATGGAGTGCGTTGGTGTCTGGGACGAATGGTACCACAGACATCAAAAAATACGCGCCTGACCGCGTATCCGCTACTCCACCAGCCAAACCTGTTTGTGCTGGGCACGCGTTTTCCCGAGCTCCGCCTTCTCCTGTTCGGTAGCATAAGCTTCGAAAAGGCCCTTGAGAACGATGTAAAAATCTTCCTCGTAACCTGGGACACCGGCTTTGATAGCCTCGTCCGCAAACGCGTACTCCTGCATCAAATTCGCCAGCATAGAAGCGAGATGCTTCATAGCCGGCCTCTCCTTCAACTTGAGGTTGAACCGATGCTTGACCATGTTCTTGGGCACTCCCACAAATCGCTGCCATTGCGGCGAGCGAAAGTAAAAGTAAGAACAAAAATCCACGTCGTTGAGTCCACCACTTTCGCAGTGTTTGATGACTTGTCCGAACGCAGACGCGTCTTGCATCCCACGCTTGAGATCGAAGCCCTTGGGCGTTTTGCACAGAGCATCGTCCCCCGCGGTCCACAACCAGTCCCTGCCACGGTCGAAATCCCCAAATTGGCGGATCGACTGCAACGCCCGAATCCTGGCTGTGTGCCTCGAGTTTAAAGAGAACGTGATGAGTGAACCAGAACGTTGAATTCCGGGAAGTGTCTGTTTATACACCCACCCATCACCAAAGATGACGGAATTCTGGTAAGTCCGACGGTACACTTCGCTGTAAAGCAGCCAGAATTTATCTGACTCGTGACCGTCATTTGGATTCTCACACAGATCTTTCCGATCATCACTGTCCATCTGGATGACATGGTGGTTGACCGTCATGTCAAACCCCGAGCAATCAGTAGCGAATAAGTTGAACTCTCCAGTCTTCTCATCGCTCAATGCTCGAACCATGGTATGAGCATGGCCCCCTTTCAATCCAACCGTAGCGCACGGCACTTTCTGCCCTGCATCATGCTCGGCCATCAAAGAAGGAAGAAAAACGATTCGCTGAAGAATCTGACAGATGATTGAGTTTCCCCAAATCAGCCGCCATGCCTTCTCTTCTTTCTTTTTGAGCTTGTGGCCTTCGGTTTTGATGAACAGATGATCCGGCTCCCAATCCAAGACCCCAGTTGCGTAGAATTTCTCCAAACGCTGTTTAACTTGGGCCAAGATGACTTCAATGCCAACTCTTCTGACATAGTCACCGATGGTGCCGGCTTCGGTGTTGAACGGCCACCCAGGAGATGCCTTCATGTTCAAATCTCGAATCAAAGAGGTCAGATACCAATCCGAACCCCAATTGTCTGGAATTTCCCACGTCGCATCCCTGTAATAGCTGAACATTGCTAGCCGCAGTTGGGATTTCTCCTCATCTGTGACTTCGCACACCTGATTAAACCGTTTCTCGATTTGCGAGACTGCACTGTCGTACTGTGCGTCGACAGATCTGTCCGGCCAAACCAACTCCCCAGGGATTTCCCAGGGAATCCGCTCATCGACAACAGGTTCGTCCTGCGGTATCGGGTTCCGCTTCTCGCGGTGTGACCGCTCGAAGGGCCCGAATTTTACTGGCCGTTCTTTGGTGGAACGTTTGCTCTCAACTCCTCCAGAGACTTGGCCAAAACCTTGGACAGCTCCGTCGGCACCAGGATCGCTGTCTGCTTCTCTGGTGCCGACCGAAAAGTTTCTG